GACGGTACAATTAATAAGGATGACCTGTCGGAAGTAGGTCATAATATCACCGATGCACACGGTTACAATATCTGCCGGCGGATGCCGATACGAAGGTCAACCGTCACCGCTCTGTAGAAAAAATTGAAAAAAGCAAAAGTGTGTATAATAATACTAGGAGGCAAAAATGTCACCTAGGAGGCAAAAATGTCAACATTTGATACGGAAGAAAGGATAAACCTTTCGATGAGTTATTATTTAAGCCGGGTAAACAAGGGCCAGGGGTTTTACGCTGTTGTTACGGACGCGGACCTGGATATCGCTGTTCCCCTTACCCTAACGTTTACCACGCCCGCGGCGCCTAGAAAGTTCTTGCGGGATGTAAGAATCGCCGCGCACAATACGAACCCGGCAACCCTCGAAGTGTTGGAAGCGCCTACAGTTACGGTTGACACGGGGTCCGACGTGACACCGCTAAACCAGAACCGAAACAGAGTCACGACTTCCGGGGTATGGAGCATGAAAACAGTCCCTATTGTCAACCAAATGACCAAGGGCGTTACCATCACGGTTGACGGTACCAGCTTGCGAAATGTCCCGTTCGGGATCGCTGCAACCAATAACGAGTATATTTTAGAATTACCCGTTATCAAATTGGATACGACCTACACTATACGATTCACGACCACGGTTGACGACAGCATTGGAGATATTTCCATAACCTGGTTGGAATATGTATGGGGATAATATTCGATAATGTTTGAAGCAGCAGTTAACGTTTCGCCGGCGGAATCATTAAACCGCCGTGCGAAACTTAAGGATTTGTTTTATCAAGAAACAGCCAGGATGCAATCCACCCAGGATAGGCTTGACATTCTTACCGATAATTGGGAAGAACAAATCATTGACCGTATCAGGCCAAGGGTAAAAAAAGAAACCCTTACGAAGCTTCAATGGTACAGTGATATTTCCGATAACCCCTATAAGAACATTATAGGGCAATTATCAGGAGCTTATTCAAAGGACCCGGCGCGGACATTTCCTAAGGTATCGAAAGAGATTGCATCTGCTTATTCCGACTGGTATATAAAAAAGGGAGTAAACCAGGTAATGGAAAAAGCACAAAGATATATGAATGCCACCAACGATCTTTTGATATACCTGCAACGGGTAGGCGATGAAGTGGAGCCTCGACTATTGACGGGAAACGTTGTGGTAATCGAAGGGAAAGACGAGGACCCTACGGTACCGGAAGTTGTTTATATTCAGTATTTAATTAACGAAAAAGACACGGCCACCATTGCCAACACCTATTGGGTGGTGTGGACAGAATTTTATCATTTTAAGATCGATAAAGATGGTATTGAAAGGGCCGTCGGAGACAATACCGACATGGTAAACCCCTGGGGAGTAATGCCATTCGTGTACCTCCACAGGGAATTACCGGTTGACACTTTTTTTGATCAAACTTCCGGGGGAGACCTTACCGCTTTGGCAGTCAGCACCGGGGAACGTGGCACAATGGATGGGTTCAGCAGGTTTCTTTCAAATTTTAAGCAAGGTGCAATTACAGGCGAATTTGATGACCCCCCTGCCGATTTATTGCTTAATCCAGACAATCTTGTTGGTGTACATGGAACAGACGTTGAAATCACAATGCTTGACTGGCAGCTCAATTATGAAGCGTTGGAAAGGGATATAAGGCAGAAAAAAGAGCGGACCGGGCAGAATTATGGCGTTGACATAGGAGGCGGAGAAGCCAACCAGGAGCAGAGCGGGGTCGCTTATGTGCTGAAAAATCAGAAGCTCATGGAACACCGAGAAAAGCAGATCAAAATCATGGCCAGGGCGGAAGTCGAGATGTTTGCTCTGAAACTGAAAATGGACGCGGTTATCGCCGGAAAAGATGCCCCGGATAAAGTTGAGTTTGCAATTAAGTATCCGGAGCCGGAAGTATACATAGAACCAATGGTAGAACTTCAAATCCAGGAAAAAGAGATATTAATGGACCTGCTGAGTAAAGTTGATGTTTACATGAAACGCAACCAGGTTTCGGACCGGGATAAAGCCATCGAAGCATTGCAACGGATCCAAAAAGAGAATGAAATGTTTACAGACCGGGTTATCATGAATGAGCTTAACCGGCAAGAAGAGGGGGATTAAATGGCGCAAATGCCAGAAACAATTAATTTAAACGGGGTTAAACTGATCGATTATGTCGATATAGATAAAATAGAAACCGTTTATATATGTGGGCATAGATATACTTTAACTTTTACAGAGGACCCGGCTATAATGGAAGGGAAGGACGCCACTGTTAACACCACCACGGAACAAATCTTTATTAGAAAAACGTTACCTTTGAACCGAATGCAAGCCGTTTTGTTTCATGAAATTGTCCATGCTATAACGGAAATACTTAACGTGAAAGAAGACGGGAAGGAATTTTCCGAAGCCGAAACGAACCGGATGAGTGAAGGTTTATTTTCTTTAGGATTTGAATATAAAAAATAAAATGGGTAACTTCTTAATCGCCGCCTACAACCTCCAATTAAAGGCGATGTATTCAAAAGTCAAGGAGCAATTGCCAGGGAAATTAGTTGAATGGGAACCAACGAAAAATAAAAAGCGGGCGGACGCCTATATGCTGCCCTGGGTGCGTAAGGCATACCGAAAGGGCGTTGATTACGCCATTGTGGATACCCAGGCGCGGACTGGCCAGGAAATAACCCCGGATTATGCCATCGATGGAAAAACAAAGGAAAAATTATTGCTAGAATTCATTGAAAGGATTGACGGGGCGGCAGCCGTTTATCAGGTTAATACGGAAAATTACAAGTCATTGAAAAAGCTGCAGCCCGGAGTAACAAAGCAGGTGGACCCACAAAAAGATCAAATATGGAACGAATATGTCAACGCCGTTTTGACTGCCGCAAATAATCTGATACTCCGAGCCGGGGCGCTGGGTGGGCAGTCTGTTTACGAGAGGATAAAATGAAAAGATATGAAGGTAAGATGGTTTTGTACCCACCTAAAAGACTTATAAAACATCTTGAACCAAATTTAGAATGCCCTTTTTTGTATGGATTAATTGAATATGATAGCAATGGGCTGGTTGCATTAATCGCTCCGATACCCTTGAATTTTATAATTAAGGGTTTATGGGAAATTGGAAGATTTTTAAAATATCCAGGATGGTCCCGTGAAAGCCGAATAAAAAAAGCTTATGATCACGGGTACAGGGATGGCGGTGGCGGGAACGATTACCGGGGCCCTGGGTACGGAGGCGGTTTATAAGGAGATTGAAGCATGAGTATTTTTAATGATGTAGAAAAAATGGATTATTTAAAAAGAGTTTATATTGTAGCTATAGAGCATGAAGCCGAAAAAGAAAAAAGACGCAGGAAGTCATTGAGAGAGGCGGTAGAATTATGGCCTATTATCCAGGCTAAAATAGAATCCTGGCTAAGACACGATCACGACCCCCTTGTTATTGCAAGGTCTTCGCAGGTAAGGGGTAAAACAGTATTAAATAATGCCTGAAATAGACTATTCCCGAATCACCGTAGGCGATCAACACGTCTGCCCGTCCTGTGTCCGCCTTGAGAACGAACCTGCAAAAACTATGGCCGAGTGGGATGCATCCGGTCTGAAACCCCGTGTTGCACCAACTGAGTGTAATGGGAAATGCCGCTGCGTACTGGTACCGGATTCAATATCCGCTGTCCAGGCAGAAGCGGAGCGATTGGTTGACGAAGCGGTTGACCGGGCATTTGGCTCCGGGATTCATATCGATTTGACGACCGGCCGCAGGGTGCTGCTTAAGGATTTTGAACAGATTGAAGGGATGCTCACAACTCAATACACCCGGATTGCTTACATGGAAGATTTGATTTATAAATGGAAGGTTGCAACGGAAGGTAAAAAGCTGCCGACTGAATTTTTTAAAATTGCAAATGTGAATGGCATGATTAAATGGTTGGAAGGGAATTTGAAAAATGGCTGATGTAGGGCTGGAAGTAAAGGGCTTAAAAGAAGCCCAAAGGGCCTTAAGGGATTTAAAACTGGCGCTTAGCCAGGGCAGAGTGGCGCCCATGAAACTGGTTACAGTCAAGGCGGTAAAAATAATCCGGGATAGAACATTGAAGGGCCAGGACGTTAACCACAACCCATTTACTCCGTACTCGAAGGCTTACGCAAAGAAAAAGAAAGGGAGACCCAACCTTAAGGTGTCAGAGGACATGCTGGGCGCTGTTAGCTCGCAGGCATGGGCGAAAAAAGGTCGGGTGTACATAAAGCGGGGGCTTCAATGGGTGAAGGGGATTGTACACAATAACGCTGGCCGGTCCGGTCGCGGTACCGGGTTTAAAATGACAAAGCGGGAATTTATGGGGGTGGATAAAGAAGCGGATTCGCTCCGGGTGATTTATCGAAATTGGTGGTATGCTTTGGTTAAGAAGTTAGGGCTTTAAATATCCTCTTCATAAGGAAACATTACAAAACCGGGGTCCCGGGCTTTGATCGCCATCCACTTTTTTAATTCATCTTTTGTCAGCTCATCTTCCCTTAGTACCCCGAAATAATAATGTAAAGGGTTTTCTTTCCTGGATATTTCCATGCAGGTAGTACCAGGGTGCCTCTCTCTAAAACACTTTTCACACATTGCCATTTTTAACCTCCTTTCCTATAAACCACTCATGACCATACTTTGCGAGCGGCGGCCTTTCCGTACAGTCCTTACAATACAAAACGGCTATTTTGGTAAAGTTTGTGGCGCTGTCTATCATCTCAATATCAATCTCCTTTCCGCACTCTCCGCAGGAATAACCCTCAAAAAAGTTTTCCCTTACCCATTCGATTAAAGGAGTATCTTTTGGCCTATTATAAATTGCTAGATCAAATATTTCTTTTGTACCCATCTTGCCTTTTTCAATTTTCACTTTCATTTTTCACCTCGATTTTAAGCTTCATTTTTAGGAGTCCTTCCCTCAACCCTCCAACATATTCGTTTAGAATCTCAAACGATTTATTTAAATCTTTCGCTTGATCGGTCAATATTTTTGTTTCGCATGCCACCCTGTTAAACGCAGCCCATATATCAAAGTCTTCTTTATTCATTTTTCACCCCTACTCCACCGCCATTTATTAATCAGCAACCGCCACCACGGCATTGACATAATTTTCCTAACCGCTTTTTCTCTCTCTTCATATGCGGATACGCGGGGCATGGCGCCGCTAATCCATTCTTTTATTAATTCCGGGATGCCTTCTCCAGGAAACACCGCAAAGAGATTTGTAACCCGGTAATGGTCGGAGAATGATTGCTGTGAATTATATTTTGTTATTTCGCTATCTTTGTATTTGTCCCTGATTTCTTTTATTTCTCTTTCGGTGGGATCGATAAACTCCCTGCCAATATATCGAACTTCCGCCCCTTCGGGCAAATTTTCATTGACAATCCTTATAAAAGAATCGTCTTGCCTGTTTATGAGCTTTAGTTTAGCCTCTATCACGTAAATGTTTTTATCTTTCATTTTTCACCTCGTAGGCTGCCGGGACTAAAAAATCTTAAAAAAATGATCATCGGCAACCGTGACGTTCATTCCGTAAAATTTCCCGCCGTGCATCGTTGGGACGGAAAGGCTCGCGGGTCCGCTGTGGTAATATCCAATCTCTCCGCAAAGCTGCTTGTCTAACTCGCGGGATATATACAGATCGCGAGGGGCTACCCCTTTTTCCTCAAGAGCATTTTTTTCTTTAATTATGTTATCAATAAGAGACATTTTAAACCTCCACGGCTGCCAGGCGGAGAATCGAACCCCGCGTCACCCGCCCTACTAAAAAATATTCGGTAAAAGGGGCCTTGCCACTAGACGACCGGCAACCAATACAATTATAACATGTAAGTCCAAATTTGTCTACAAAAAAATAAAAGTTGACAAAAAAAAGCTTTCTATATTATATTTAGGTTGACAGTTTGTTCAGTGAATTTGCAGTAATGGACATTCTGTCAAGGAGCACTATGGACACTAAGGAGCTTGAAGCTCAAAACGCGGCTTTGAAAGCCAAGCTAGACGAAGCCTTGAAGGCGGTCAAATCCTCCGAGGGGGTTGACGTTACGGGATTAACAAAAAACAGGGACGATATTCTTAACGAATCAAAGAAAAAAGATGCTAAAATCAAAGCCCTTACGGATGCACAGGATGCAACCAAAGCGGAAGCTCTAAAAGAGAAAGGGCAGTTTAAGGAGCTTTATGAAAAAGAACAGGCTACCACAGCAAAACTTACCGGTACTATTGACGACATGAAAAAAGAAAAAAGTTTGATGAAAGCCATGTCAAAACATGGCGTCCATGCTGATTTCATGCCAATGGTAAGCGGAAAAGTGGAATATACTGAAACCTTTGACGTTAAGGATGTTGACGCCGTTTTTGATGGGATCAAAAATGAGCACCCTCAAATTTTTGGAGATCAAAAACCAATAGTCCCCGATTCTGACACAACGAAAGCGAAAATTTTGGGAACTCCCGCTGGGCAGTTTACAATGGAGCAGGTTAAAGACCCGGAATTTTTCGCAAAAAATAAAGATACCATCTTGAAAGATTTTACCGCGGGGAAGATTAAAGAATAGGAGATAACAATGGCTTTTAAACCTGAAATATGGTCAGCTCTAACATACGACGAGCTTTTTAAGAGATTGGTTGCCTTGGGAATTTGCAATGACTGGTACCGCGGCGACGTTGTTCCGGGTGGAACGGTGCACATCTACACCCCCGGAAGCGTGACCTCTAAACCTTACACAAAAAACACTGATATTGACGCCCCGGAAATTCCCACCGATGCCGATAATGAGCTGTTAATTGACCAACAAGAATACACAAATGTCGGTGTCGATGATATCGACGAAATACAAAGCTCAATAAAGCTGATGACCGGATACGCAAACGCATCGGCATATGCATTGGGGGACGGGATAGATCAGTTTATCCTTGGGAAGTATACGGACGCTGGGATCACAGATACATTGTATGATCCTGACATTGATAGTGTATATCAATTTTTCAACGATATGTTCACGACGTTTTCCACGGCAAACATTCCAACGGAGGGGAGGAGCGCCACCGTTACCCCTCGCGTAAAAGGTGTGATTAATGAGTACCTGGCCGGAAGAAGCACGCAATTGGGTGATTCAACTAACGTAAACGGTTATGTGGGAAACTTTGCCGGGTGGCAAATAAGGGAATCAAACAACGTGGTTAAAACAACGACATATGTCACCAACGACAGTGACAACTGTGTGTTCTCTCACATTTCCGCCATGACCTTTGCCTTTCAAATCCCCCCGAAGAAAATGATATTTTACCGGGTAGAAAAACAATTCGCAGAGGCACTAAAAATCCTGGCTGTATACGGACACAAGACTCTTGACACTGCGCGTTTAGGTGCCGGTAAGTTTGTGTGGTAATAAGGAGATCATTATGGCTAAGAAAAAAATATTAATGCCACAGTTACATGTGAAAAATAATTTCACCGTTGAAGAGCACGACGTACCGGAAGCGGTTTTTGAAAGGTACACGAAGGATTATCTTTTCAGTAAGGAAGGTAAGCCGAAATTTACGGTATTAGAAACCGCGGCCGCTTTCATGGTTCGAATGAAAAGCAAGGAAGCGGACTCGGTCGAGGCGCCCGCGACGATGAAAGACCCACCCTCTACGAAGGGATACCCAAGGAAGCGTTAAAATTAAATGTCAATACAATGTAAGTTGACCGACGATCAAGTTTACGTCGCTAAGGCGGAAAGCCTGGTTTTGACGGTGACAAAGGATGGCGTCGCGTCGGAAGTTTCGGGCGCGTCTGCTGTCCTCTATAACAGCGGTTCAACGGAAAAGGCAACCCCTATCCCGGTAATATCGGGAGCGGAGAACAATATCTTGACAACGACAATCCTGGACACCTATTACACGGTAATTGAAGAGAATTGCAGAATTGAATGGACATTCTCGGTTGACGGCAAGGAACAGATTTACAACAATCTTTTCGATGTTGTCAATTACAAGATCGTCAACCCTGTCATAACTGCCGACCTGGTAGCGATGCACCCAGACCTTACGGTTGACCTCTGGGATACGCAAGATAATTTCCAGCCCCAAATTGACGAAGCTTACGAAAGCGTCAAAACCGATATCAAAAACAAAGGCAACCGACCGGCACTCCTGGTTGATATGTCCCAATTGACGAAGCCGTTAAAATACAATGCATTGTCGGTTATCTTTTGGGGTCAATTCGTGGGACCTGGCGATCGTTGGATGGTTTTAGCGCAAAAGGCAGACGAAGATTACGACACAGAATTCTCAAAAACCGTTTTCAAATACGATAGTACCGGGGACGGGCCTGTTAGTGTAGACAGGACGTTTGGGAACATTCCGTGGACGAGGTAACACATGTCTGCAACATTCGATACAGTATACACGGCATATCACACCACCATCGATGCATTAAGCGGATATACCCCCAATGAAAAGATTAACGATGAAACCTATTCCTCCAGGTCCACGGCAAATAAACAGTTTTTTTTGGAATTTGAAGGCGGACCGGAAGTTGACGAAGGTATCAGCAGCGGAAACACAGAGATCAGGGATTTGAATTTCAATCTTAAGATTTTATATTCATACCCGGGCGCCACTTATGCCGTTAATGAAGCTGCAACGCTTACCCTTATCAATGCTGTGATAATTGCCATATATGGCGTCACGTTTTCCGGTTATGGCAACGTGTCAATCGGTAACTTTACCCTGGGGCCTTTGTCAAACGGTTTTAAATTGTGCACTGTCCCGTTTGCAGTAAAATTTACGTGGTCAACTGTGTAGTGAGGAAAAAATGAAAACAAAAGAGATAGAAAAAAAAGAAAATCCACTGCCGGAGTATCCCGTTGATTCGATTCGTGAAAACGAAAAAGAAGAACTCAAAACGGTTAAGCTTGACGGCATCGAATGGAACCTGGCCCCTTTTCACTACGTTTGTAAGAAAGGGGAAACGAAATCAACCCACCCTAAACTAGGCTGGGTGATAACAAGAGGTAAATAAAAAATGGGCATAGAAAAAAGAGTAAATCCATATGGAGTGAAGCTAGCTGCGCCACCATGGGGCACTGGAGTTGTACCAGGTGCACTGGACGGGGCTTATTTCCAGACATTTGACGGCTTCAACCTGGAAACTGTAGAGGAGGTTGATTTGGCCGCGGGCATGGGGCAGGAAGCCAACAGCGTACAAGGTAACGACAGTCCAATCGAGCCATCATTTCTGGTATGGCCTTACGAAAGCGACCGGACCGCCATGTTGCTGTTGGCAATGATGATGGGCTCCGACGATATAAGCGGCGCAGGGGACCCCTACGCCCATAAAATGACATGGGAAGATATAAGTGGGAAGTTCTGCACGGTTATTGGGTTAGAGGGAACGGAGGTCAAATCGATCCCTAGCGCCCTTATCCAATCCCTGGAAATCGCACAAAACGCAAACGGGATTATTCAATTTTCCGGTCAATTTAAGGGAAATACCGTTGCGGTAGGCGGTAGCGTCGCGGCCATTACTTATAAGGCGGATGAGCTGCCCTTTCTTTTCCGTAATATGGTGCTGAGAATCAATGACCAATCGGCAGGGGCGCTGGCATCGGGTGACGCCATCGAAGTAAGCGATTTCAAGATCCCCCATCTCCGTCCGTCCGATAGTGTTATCGTAACCGGAGGCACCACAATTGTACAACCAGCGGAGGGGGAGTTCCCTTCCATGATGTTGGAATTTACGATTCCACATAAAACAGCGGTATCCAATCAATTGTATACTGATTGGAGAGCAAAAACCCTAAAAAAAGTTGACATTACTTTTTCGGGAAGTGGCGCCACCCGGGAGCTACTGGGAAATTTCCCGCAAGCTAAAATTGAGTTTGTTAACAATCCCCATGATCCTGTGATTTCTACAATCATAAGAATGAGATTTCAGAAAGCCAGCGCGGCCCCTACCGGGATGACAGCCATTACCTCCGAATGGGTATGGCAGAATGACGAGGCAGTCTCTATGCTGCCGTAAAACGTAGAGAAGGATTGACATGCAAGTATCAGATTTTGAACAAAGTGCAAAAACGCCGGAATTAGGCGGAAGGTTTACCGATTTAATATTGATAATTACCCCCTGGTTGAAAGGCGAACGCCGGGAGCTTTTCCAGAAATCAGCAAAATTTAAAAGCATTGCCGACGAAAACGGTAAATTGCAAATCGGAATCGACTCCATGAATTTCATGGAGGGGTTTGATGAGAAAATCCTATCCTTAGTTATAGGATGGGAAAACCTTGTTTACAATTCCACAGGCGCACCGGTACCCTGTACCCCCGAAAATAAAAAGAAATACCTCCACAATATGGCGGATGAATTAACCGTCCATAAATTCGCAAGGCCAATGACTGACCTTGAAGAGGAGCCGAAAGAATTCCTAAACCTATTTGCTTATATCGACCAATTTTCTGTAAGCGTGGCGAACTATGAAAAAAACTCTCCCGGTACTGTCTCGGATGGAAACAGTGGTACAAAGCGTGGGATTGGAAGTGGCAAGGATTCTCCCACCTCCTAGACGGTACCGATTATAATCTTATAGAATTTTTTACTTTGTATGTCAATCCTTTCAGCATCAAGACCGGTGTCTTGTATGAACGGATAAAGGAAATCGAAAAGAATATGTCTGAAAGCGAAAAAATCATCCTGAATAGAAAATTATCAGAAATTCAAAATACAGTTGATTGGATTGCAGCAGAGCGGTCCCGGGACCAGGCGAAATAATGGCTAAGGATGTTGAGCTTCATTTCAAAGAAACCGGGGCTACAAAGACGGCGAAGGGTGCTGGGACAGTTGACAAATCCTTAACCGGCGTCTCGAAAGCTTCAAAATCGGCTGCTGGTGGATTCAAAAGCATGTGGGGCCAAATGGCCCTGGGGACAGCAGCATTTTCAATAGTCCAAAAAGGATTTAGCAGCCTCATTCGATATATGGGGGATTCCATGGCCCTTGCAGATGAGCAAGCAAAAGTTGAAGCTCAATTAAATGCAGTTCTGGAAAGCACCGGTCATGCCGCCGGACTATCAGCGGAAGAATTGAAAAAAATGGCGACCGAATTTCAGAATACTACAACCTGGGGGGATGAAGCTGTCCTGTCAGCAGAGAATTTATTGTTGACTTTCACGAATATCGGAAAAGATGTTTTCCCCCAGGCGACCGCAACCGTTTTGGATATGTCTACAGCATTGGGTCAGGATTTAAAATCTTCATCGGTTCAATTGGGGAAAGCATTAAATGACCCGATAAAAGGAATAACGGCATTATCACGCGTCGGCGTGACATTCACAGAAAAACAAAAGGAGGTGATTAAAAAGCTGGCAGAGACCGGGGATGTTGCCGGTGCGCAAAAGTTAATACTGGCGGAATTAAACAAAGAATTTGGGGGAAGCGCACAGAAAGCAGCAGAAACAATGGGAGGGAAATGGGAGCAGCTCACAAATAAGATGGGTGATTTCAAGGAGGTAGTCGGAACCGCTTTATATGATGTTTTATTGCCTGCGCTAGAAAGCTTTGTTAAATGGGTAGAAGAAAACCAGGAAACAATTATTGACACCTTCAAAACGATAACAAGTACTATATCAGGTATAGCCGGGGTTGTAGTTGATTTAATTTCGGCATTGGCCCCCCTGGGGCCTGCAATCGCCGGAGCCTTTGTGGTTTCAAAAATACAAACATGGGCAAAGGGATTTTCCCTCCTCACTGCATCAGTTAATGCTGGCACTATTGCAACCTTGAAAAATGCATCCGCTACAAAACTTGCGGCAGGTGCTCAAAAGCTTCTAGGTAAGGCTTTGCCACTCATAGCGGCAGCGGCAGCCTTCAAGGTATTTTCAGAAATAAATTCAAAACTTAAAGAATTGTCAAAGGTAACCGACCAGGTGACAGCATCGCATATAATGCAAGGTAACCAGGTCGGAAAGGTCGCCGGTAGATTTCGCGAAATGGCAAAACAAATGGGCTTGACAACAGGGCAAATCAAAGCAATGAGAGCGCCCCACCGGGATATTACCGATCTCACTGTTCAGCTTAACAAAACAATGCGAGATATACGTGACGGAAAGCATGGCGAAAAGCTTGCAGCGGATTTTGAGAAATGGAGAAAAGGCCAAATTTCACTGGCAAAGCAAACCAGGGAAAATTTAAACCCTCAATTAAAAGAGGTAAAGAAAAATATTGACGCCGTGAAAGCTTCATTTAAAAATTATAGCGATATTATCCCCCCCGCCATAAACGCAACCCGGGATTATGGCATTGACCTTCTCCCTAAAGTAAATGAGCAGCTTGACCGGCAATTAGAATTGATACCAGACATTAACCTGAATTTGGGAAAACAGGCCACGGCAGCGGAATTACTGGCCGCTGAAATGAGAGAGCTTGACGAAGCGCTAAATATGGTTTATGGGGGGTTGAACGAAATTGATAAAATTTTAGGTACCCTGGACATGAAGGCCCTGGGGGATGCCATGTCAAGTTTTTTCAAGGGGGGTGCTGACATTGCCGCGGGGATTGCGATGTTTAAAATGGACCCCCTCGGTGGCCTAGCAAATATCATTTCGGGAATAGGGGAACTTGCGAAAGTCCTGGGCGGTACAAATTGGGAAGCACGGGGAAGGATTTTCAATAGCGCGATTGGGGGGCTTATCCCCCCGGAGCTCATGGGGGACTTCATTGCATTGGCGGAAGAAATGGGCGATTTTAACATGGCTTACAGGGAGATGTTAGACACGATTATTGAAGCTTCGGACATAACTTCCGGGGGTGACATGTGGACCTGGATTCAAGAGCTTGCCAGGCAAATCAAAAGTATTGCCGGGGGTGGGGGCGATATCGATCAAATCGGGGATGCATTCGAGGCCCTGGCTGCTAAGGGAGCGGAAAATATAGGATTTTTGGGGAGAGATTTCCAAATTCTTATCACGGCAATACAAAACACAGGTCAAGAGATGGAAGCCTTGACAACCTTTCTTGATGACCAAGCGACTGCCGGATTGGAGGGTTATATCGCAGCAATGGAAGCCGGATTTACCTCCGTTGTGATTCCGACCTATCAGGAGGCCCAACGATTCAAGGAGCAGCTTGCCGAACATGACACGTTGGTTAAAGGTGTTGAAGGGTGGGAGCAAGCTATGATTTCATTCGGCAATACCGCCAAAGTAATTTATCAGGATGACCTTGCAAAATGGATGCAGGGGACGGTTGACGCATACGACGAACTTATAGCGCAAGATTTTTCAAAGGCGGAATCCCTTGACATGTTACTCCCGCAACTCCGAACCTTAAACCAAATGGCTTCGGATTACAACCTGGAACTTGACGCCGGAACCCAGGCGTTAATTGACCAGGCCAGGGAGGCAGGCTTCACCATAGAGGCGCAGCAATCCGGCAGCGCCATAATGAAGGAGGGCTTTGAAGATTTGACCCTTGCTATAAACAACCTTACCAAGGCAATGACCGGAGACATGACCGACGCTATTGTTAATGTTGGGAAAGTCGGGATTTCCGCGGCCGACATGATGGGGGCCAGGTGGACGGCAGCAGGCAGCCAAATGGTGAATGCTATTGACGATGTGGGGGAAGCTTATGAGGATGTTTTGGATTTCGTTAATAGCAATAATATCAATATCCCTACGGGTGGTGGTGGTAACATTGGGGCAGGCTTCCAGCACGGTACACCGCCGGGGGGATTTCGGGTACCTCCTGGTTTTCCAAATGACAGTTTCCCTATTGGGGGTACTTCCGGCGAAGTGTTCCACGTGGAACCATCCGGGGAAACCCAACAGGCACAGCCGGGAAACATAACGTTTAATATTTATCCTACTATATACGGAGCACCGGGGGGGGATACAGAGGAAAGTCTCATGAGAAAGTTCTGGCACGGGGTAAAATATGATAAAATTGGAATCCAGAAAAAATTAAAGAAAGAATTGGGGGTTTCAAATGCCTAACGAATCACGGATCCTATTCAATAACCGGGTTAGGGATGCAATCGTAACGGTTGACACGGAAGCCACGAACCGCGGGAAGGAGAAGTTGACAAACAATATTTTGCAATCGCCATGGCGGTCCACTGTCATCACAGAGACAAACATTAACTTTGATTTCGGGGCCGCAACTTCCATAGCGGGAATGAGTCTTCATTTCCATAACGTTGTGAGTGGTGACACTACCTACAAATGGGAAGCGGACGCGGCCGGGGACTTTTCGCCGGCGGATGAGAGTGAAACCGTAACCCTTGTCACCCGGACAGTGAAAGAAAAGAACAGTAATAGAGTATTGACCGACGTAACCAGGCGGGATTTATACCATCTGGACGCATGGGAATACCGATATTACCGATTGAGAATAACAAAGGTTTCCGGTTCTTATATCGAAGGCGGGGAGGTTTGCATTTGGAAGGATTCCTATCAATTTGCCAAAAACTTTGTCATTGGTTACACCGGGGGGAACCTTTCCACTTTCGCAAATTCAGTGGCGCCCGCGGGCCAGGTTTCCAATGCCCTGCAGAATTCCCGGTTTTACCTTCCAATGGATTTTAGAAATATTACCGATGCCCAAAAGGATAAGTTAATGGAAGCCGGTCAATCTGATTATATCGCCTATATCCACGGAATGAACTCAAAGATTTATTGGGGCCCTTTCGTTGTCAATCCCCCGGTCAATGTCCGAACTACCGACGAAGGGACACCTGCAGAGTTATGGAACTGCCAAGCGACTTTTGAAGAATCGCTTTAAACCTTTTTGAAATTAACCGTTTCGGAATAATATCCATTGGATGAACCGTGCCAACGTATTGTAACACTGCCCTTGATGGTTGACAGTTTGTAAAATGTCCAGGTAAAAGAATCATCATAGCTATATACTTTCATGCCATTGGGGGTTTTATCTGATTCAAAATCAACCACTTCCGCAAGCAGAATGGGGTTTCCGATTAAGTCTTGTAGGTCTCCGACAATATCTTCAATAATTACTCGCTCGCAACAGTCCTGATCATGGTATAGTTGATAGCTTTCGTCATCCGAGACAACAAACAAAAGGACTTCATTGTCCTGGTTGACAACACCGGTAAAAACCTTGCTTTTCAAATCCTCAAAACTAGCATTCATGATATCACCTCCCTACAATTATAACATGTAAACCCAGAAAAAACAACTAAAAAATATTTAATTGTTGACAAAGTGTCCGTTTTAACATAATATATTTGTACAATGATTAACTTGAATAAAATTGTAAATAAAGAACTCAAGGAATTGGGTGATTGGATTTCCGGTACAAGAAAGGAGAGGGGGATTCCGCAGACGGAACTATCAAACGGGATCGGTATCTCACAGCAGCAATTATCAAATGCCGAAAAAGGAGAGAACATAACAGTAAGGACATTGTTGAAAATAGTCCTGGGGTTAAATGTCGATTTGAGGTTGCCGTGGTATAATTTAAGGCAAGAATATAAGCCCCCAATAGAGGTTTTTGAACGGGAGGCTAAAATATGGAAACCAACGCAGTTAAAATCTTAAAAAAGAGGTACTTAAAACGGAACCCAGGCCGCAGGGTTTTCTATTTTTGGGAGCGTTTTAAATTGAGGTGCAAAAATGGTTTTGAAAATTTCAAAAGGTGAAGTTGAAGAACTTGTTAAAAAACTACTTATATCACAAGGCATGGATTTATCAAACGCTAAATTTAAGCATACACCCGAAGGTGTCGAGATAACCTTCGTCACCGTTCAAGAAGGTAAATAATGTGGAAAACAATAATTTTGATCTTATTTATTCCCTGGGGGCTTTTTTCAATGAACATCGGCATTGAATTTGATTTCCCGCGCGGTTTGGAGTTCTATTCCCTGGAAGCTTTCACTTACAACGGTAATTATTACGACCCTCGAATCATTGAAATGTCCCCGCTTCAACTTTCGATAAGCGATGACCACGGATTCCAGGTCCCAAATATGACCGTTGTGTTGAAAGATGAGGACGGGCATTTCGCAGCTATGTTGACCGACCCCTACAACAAATATTTTCTGGGTAGGGATACGATCTTAAGACAGCAGAGCGGTTCTCAAATCCGTTTATTTTACATTGAGAATGGTTACCCCGGGAAAGACGGCGCAGGTACTAAGATATTCACCTTCATCTTTTCAGACCTGGTAAGCGAATTAAATAATAATATCATCGAAGTGATCGATGAGAATTACTTCCCGGATGCTGAAACTAATACTGTCTATGGTCACGCTATTCCGAGGATATATCGGAATAATGAAAATTTAACGGACATTTCAATGATTCGATGCTATCACGTTAATAAAACCCATGGAACAACGGATTACCTCGCAAGCTCAAAGGAAATTAATAATCTAACTTATGTGGAGGACAGCGATGGGGCCAATAGGACTGGAATTGCTTCAATTCAAATTGAAGATGGATTGTATTATATAAAATTAGCAAATCCGATTGACGGTGAATATGTGCTCGTAAATGCTCAGCCTACAACAATTGATACGCCTTACGAAGTTATAGTTGATTTAATGGGGCGTTATTTCAAGAATTTTGGAGGGGAGACCTTTTCCGATAGCGCGCTTGAATCATGGTTACTAAAAAACGATTACCGGCAATACTTCGCTATAGGCGAACAAATGACCGGCAAAGAATTACTTAAAATGATTTGTGATTCCTTTCAACTCGACTGGTATATTGATAGCGATAGGAGCATAAATTTCACGTGGATTGACCCATCGGCATTGACCCCCGCTAAGACATATCAAGGGGCAGAAATAGCAGACTTTAATATCGATAGGGTTGACACCGAACTTTTGGCAAACCGATTCAAAGTAAATTTTGGATATAATAATCAAGTGGGAGATTTTGAGCAATCACATGTTTTTGATTTTAATAGCAATCAGGATAAATACGGGATTTATGAGAAAACTATTGATTTGAGGTTTGCGGACACTCATGGGATATCAACTTACAACCGATTGATAGAGCCGTGGAAAACGGTTTTAAAACATTTTTGGGAGAGCAAGTACCCGAAAATTATTGCATTGATTGAAATCAGAGACGATTTGATCATTGATTATTACCCAGGGAATTTAATTTCTTTTCCCCATATTGATGGATTGACTATGGATACCAGACTCTATATCATTCGTGCTATTAATTTTGATTTTATCAACAATAAGGGTTTTGTTACCGTTTGGGATTATGAATTCCTAAATGACTTCAGGACGAATGACAAATTTTTGCTTCATTCCGATACGGATGATGGAAGCGATATTTTTCTTGACGCTTCGGTGGGGGGATTTAATAAGATTTTTAAGGCGCTTTATCAGAGTGGTGACGATGTTCACCATTCAATTGATCAATCGGTTTTTAGTAATTCCAGCCTTAAATTTGTTCAAAATGGTAAATTATTGGCTGAGAAATCATATACAGAAGAAGCGCTTTTTGATATGGCAGCCGTAACCAATTTTACAGCGGATCTATGGGTATATCCCAATAATTTTGATTCAAGTTATGGCTTGTTGGCAGGTTACGCTTCTGAATTTGAATATTGGGAAATTTTCATTGATACAAATGGATATCTAAATTTTATTTACTATAACTATTCAGAGATAATCAGTATAACGTCAACTACTGCTTTATCATCCGGGGAATGGAATCATATTGCACTATGTAAGGTTAACTCAGGTATAGGTCTTTATGCAGACGGAACCCAGGTGCTTTTTACTAATACTTCCATATCGCCTTTTGGTAACGATTGCAGCAATATATCAATTACGGGTCAACCTACCGGAACCGGCAGGACGATTGACGGTTACATGGATGAAATCCATGTATCCCATGACAATTGGTTCCAGGCGGCCCCGGTGGTGGGGTTGACGGATGTTATTATTCCGATGAACGTACCGTATACGGATGAAAGTGTTAATATGGAAGGCGATAACGCCCGGTTACTTGAAAATTATTACCCCCGGTTATTAGAGACCGGAGAAGAGAGACTTTTAGAATAGGAGGAAACGATGGCAGGTAAACGAATTAGCGGACTAGGGGCAGTAACCGACATCCTTACGACCGATTATGTAGAGTTATATAGGCCAACGGAATCATTGAAGGCCGATCAAAATAAAAAAATATTACTCCCGAATTTCATGGGGGGGACTACTGGAATTCCATTTGATATAGCTGTTGAAAGAAGCGGTGCAAACTCAACAATCACACTTACTCGGACCGGGGCGGCAACGGCATTTTTAAACGCGTCAACAAGTTATGGGCAGTTCGGGACTAACACAGCCCACCCAGCCAGAATTTTAGTTAATTCAATAAATAAATTTGCAATCGCCACTACGGGAATAATTACGAGCACAAATACATATGGACATGATGTGAATGGGGAAACCTTTGTCCCTGTGCAAATTACCGATGGCGGGGAGTTTGGTTTTGATTCCAGCACGTTACGGGTTAAGGCAGATATTAAGGATATGCCGAAAAGTAAGGCCGACGGTATCTATTCGTTAAGGCCGGTTACGTATAAACCTAAAAAGAATCTAAATAAACCCCGGATGGGATTGATCGCCGAAGAGGTGGCGCCCCTTTTCCCCGAAGCGGTATTTTACCACATTTACAAGGTTGTAGGCGGTGAATTGGTAAGGCCCGATATATCGGAATACGACGAAACATCTTGGCAAGACATAAAATCAAATGTAGAAAAAAACATAGAAAAAACTATCACGGTTAAGAAAATTAAAAAACGTGATAAGGACGGGTCCACAATTGAAACCGAGGACGTTGACGAAGTTTTCACGGCTGTTGAAGAGGGGATAAATTGGAATGAATTAATATCTCCGATGATAAAGGCGATCCAGGATTTAAAAGCGGAAGTGGAATTATTGAAGGCAACGTGAAAGAAAATGAAAATATCCCACTTTCTCCACAACCGCCCGGCACTCTATGCATTGATAATCCTTGCGGTTATTCCCTTTCTTTATTCCCTGGCAGGCGGGAACCCTTTTGTTTTGTCTTTGATATTGGCAGGGATTTTTTATGGCAATTATTTTTTACATCACGTTTTAGGAGGCTGATATGAATCCAGTTTGGATAATTGTGGGAGTTGCGGTTTTTGGTTTAGTCATTGCCGTGATCATTTATCGCGGCCGGAAATCCGGGAGCTAGGATGCAAGAGCTCAAAAAGTTCTTGCAGTGGGCACTATTGACCGCGATTATAATTATGTTGATCGCGGTGTTTTTTAAATAGGAGATATCATGAAAAATAAAGATAAAGCTTTTTTAGTCGCTTCCCCCCTTGGTGGTTATTCCCACTTACCGGATAAATACGTGATTTCGTATATGAACCCGGACGGAACCTTGAACCTGGAGAAACTGACAAAAATTGTCAGGTCGATTGCAAACACCGGCGCAAATACTATGCGGGAATTCCCATACTGGTTGCAATCATCGAATGAGATCGGCGCCCTTTCTCCCTTCCGGGTGGAAGCCGGCCAAATGGTTTTCCAGGAGAGATATTTCCAGAACTGGAAAATAATAGCGAAAATTGCCAACGATCACGGCTTAACTCTAATATTCTCATTATACAACAATTCGTCCACCCGGCAAGCCCCCGGAGTATATGACCCTTGGAGGCAATGGAACGGAGACCGGTCCTTTTTCTATTCCGCAGCGGCGGCCCCACATATGGAAAAATGGGAATCCAAAATTTTGGATAATTTCAAAGGGCTTGACGTTCAATACGAGACGATAAACGAAGCAAGTTTTAAGCACCCGGAAGTGTGCGCGGATATTTACATCCGGTTAATTCAAGCCGGGGTCCCTGCTAGCCGAATTCATATTGGGATAGATTACGGCATGAAGGAAATCCTGGGGGGTTACCATGCGGGGCAGTATAAGAAATTCAGGGAGCGGGTTGTGGCAGCCCTGGGTATTGGGTACGAAACAAAATAAAAACGGAGTCATGGAGCCCATTCCATACAATCAGCATTGACAGTCTTGAGAAATATTACGGACCTAACCCTCCCGCGGGAGGCACCCGGCAAGTGTTTTTTTCAACCGACGGTAGAATGAAGCCGCGGCCGTCAATGGAAGAAACTTACAAACTTTATAAGTTGATACTGGAAACCCAGCCGAAAAAAGCACTGGACGGGAAATTAGCAATAGAGATACTGTACGGGAAAGAAACCGGCTTTGACCCGTTGGCAGGGTTGCAGGGAGCTGTCCAGGCTTACCGGGAATTCTACGGAGTTGACCCGGTTAATATGGGGAAGTACCCCCCCGGCCCCGGACCTGACCCCGATGACACCGATAAACTATTCCAGAAAATCGCAGCAAAAACGGCGGAGATTGAAGAAAGATATAAAAAAATACAAGCCCTGTATATTCAGGCGGCAGCGGAGGCGGGAAAAGCCATCGATGCCTATAATGAAATAAAAGTCCTTTTTGGGGAGATTTATTCTCTTTGCAAAGGCGGAAAATAGGAGGCGACTTTGATATTAAAAATAACATTAGATGAGGCAATGGATTTAATAAAGAAAAATCTCGAATCGCAAGGCATGGATATGGAATCGGCAGAGATTGAGTTTAAAAAAAGTTTATTTTTTGTGACAAAAATTGAATACAACCCAGTCCAAGAGCCAGTAAAAATTCTAGATGGGGCTGATGCAAATCAAGATATACACCGACTTATAGGATATGTTTGGGGAGAGGGAAATCAAAAAAGAGAATTCCCGGCTTCTCACATGGCGGAATTGGCAACGTTTTTTTTAGAAAAATATAATTTAAAATAGGAGGTATTATGTCAAGAAAAACATTGATTCAAATAGCAACATCCATTGCAGTCATATTTGTAGGGGTTGCAAAAAATGTGGGAATTGAAATCAACGAAGCGGAATTCATGAAAACGTCTGCCGCTTTCCTGGTACCGTTACTTACTTGGGTTTTTATCAGAAAAAATACCGATAAACTTAAACCGAACGATAAGTCAAAGGCCCGTTGGCAAGCGAAATGGCTGTCAAGGGATTTTTTGACTGTCGCCCTGGGTGGTGTCGCTTCAATCCTTAATGCACTATCAATTAATATCCCAGAGTGGATAATACCTATGGTCGTTACCGCGTTAATGGGTGTCTTTCTAAAGAAAGAAGCTGACGAAGCCAAGGCAGTCTATAAATGAAAATCAAAGACCTTTTTTCTTTCACCTCCAAAAATAAATGGATGTTCCCGGTGGCCGGGATAACACTTATGGTGTTGGCAGGGTTGACAATTAACACAATTTCCGGCTGCCGGGCATCCGCTCTTTTGCGGGAGATGAGAGAGGCCGGAGAGAAAAGGGATAAAGGGGTTGCGGAAATAAGAGCAGACATGGAAGTCATTTTTTTGCTTTTACCTAAAATCATGAAAAAAGACGACCAAATTATTGATGAACTCAAAAAAAGAACCGAAATCCCGGAAGAAAAGCCCGCGCCGGAAGCTCCCCCCGTAGTAAAAATCGACCTCGAGAACTATGTCCCGAAGGCTTTTTATGATGAAGTCGTTTCCCTGCTCACGTCCGAACGTGCGGAAACCATGAAATTTAGAAAGCAGACGCGGGTCCTTGTCTTATCCCTGGAGGAAGGGTTGAAAACCGAAAGGCTATTAAATCAAAAATTACGAATTCAATTCGATGCAGAGCGGGTATTAAACGATGAGTACAGGGGGAAAATTAAGACCCTGGAAACGAAAAAGGCCTTTAGGGGCGGAAGTAAACCCTTCGGCTTTTCTGTGGGGCCTTTCCTGGGGATAACGGCTTCTGGAAAACCCGCCCTGGGGATTGCTCTAGTTTTGGGCTTCCGGGTGAAATTCAAGATTTTCTAAGGGGCCCAGGAATGCCAGAACACCCCCAAATTTCAATTTTTATAGTGCGCCCCGCTAAATGGTACGCTTCCCGCACCCTACGTTTAAATCTGATTAGCTCACATAGGCCCACCGATTTATTTAGGGTATACATTAACCGCCGATATCGGCAAGGGGAATGGACGCTAGCCTTTTAAAATTCCTGATAGGTTGCCTCACAATAATTATTGCAATATGGGGGGTAGCAAAAATCCTCGCGTCAACTAAACTTTCCCCCCTTGCACGAGAGAAATTCAAAAATATTGAAACAAGAGTTTTCAAGGTGGAGGGGGATACCGATAAAATGAAACTCCAGGTCAAGGAGTTGGAAACACAAATGAAAAATAGTATAAAAGACCTTAATAGCATTGTTAAAGACCTAAATGCCTTTAAGGGGAGAATCCGAATAATACCCAACAGGCGGAAAGTAATCCAAAATAATAAGTAACCCACCCCACATATAGTGCGCCATTTCCAATGGCATAGCAAACCACACAAAATAACAAATAGTGGTAAAAAAGTAGACAAATGGAGAAAAAATACTATAATATAGGTATAAAAACAAATAATAAATTAAAAGAAACGGAGGTTATAATGACACAAAAACAGTATTTAGAAATAGTTGAAAAAGCGGTCAAGGCCGACCGTGAAAAGATTGTCAGTTATGTGCTTACAACCCCAAATGGTTTTGAGTCCTGGGTACTGGTGTCCTGTGTCGGAGAACTTACCCTCACAACGCAAACACCGTCTACACGGCCCACACAAAACTGCGGCCTTATTGCCACGTTTGGACCGGTTGAAGGCGATACAAAAGATTATGAGGGTAGCGCCGAATATTGGGATTTCGTAGAACAGGAAATATATTTACAGGCAAGAGCGTCGGCGGTTCCGGTATAGTCCGGGCGGCGGGCTCAAGCCTGTTGGCAAATAAAAAAAGGAGAAGAAAAATGAAAGTAGAACAATATTTTTGTGATATTTGCGGCAGCGAAATATCCGTTCCCCTTGAAGGGGTTCCGAAACTCCTGAACATTTCAACGGTGAATGCCGATGAACATGGGGTAACTCCCTTAATGCCAGTGGTGGATCATCCTTGTGGCAAATGTAGGACTATGATGGTTGTGTCCGTGTCAAATTTTGCAGAAAAAAAATTAACAGAATTAAAGAAATCCCACCAGACCGGTTAACGCCCGGCCCGGCGGGGAATAAAAGGAGAAGAAAAATGACATTTGCAGAAAAAGTAAGAGCGTATTTAGACTCACATGGTCTTTTTGAAGATTGCATTAATGATATATTGGCGCTTCAAAAGGAGAAAACCCCAGAAATGGAAAATCGATGGAGTGATAAAATCGAAGACTATCCCGCTTCTATGCAAGCGGCTATACTTGTAAGAACAGACGGATATGCTGCTGAATGGATGGAGAAGAATCAACCGCAGCATTTCATGTTACCATTTTTCAAAGGTGAAATAAAATAACGGAGGTTACCATGCTGCCAGCCGCGGGAAAGCCCCGGCCCGGCGGGGACGAACGTTGAGCGAACAGGAGGATTTATGAAATATAAGAAAGAAAACGTAACGTTTTACGGAAAATTAAAGGAAGTCCTTGATAACTACCCAGGGGTTGAAGCGGAATTGAACAAATGTCCGGCTTTAGGTTTAATTCTATACGAGCCATTTGACGAAAAGAAAAAACCCGATCGGCTATACATGGAGGCTTTGAAGGGTGCAATCAGGTGCGCCATTGCAATATTGGGTTTAAAGGAGAAATCATGAATTATGAAAAATTTAAGTTTAATGATGGGCAGGTTGCCCTTAGGGGTATCGACCTTACCTTTGTTGGAAATGAGTATATAATACCGTATAAAGATTGTGTAAATTTCCTTTTGCACACAAAAAGCCTACACGATATGGGTGTGAGAAAAATCGAAAACAAAGACATGGAAGCGGCCACAGCAGAGAGAATAGCTTTTATCGCCTGGCTTGACATGGGAGAGCCGAAGCCAAAGGAGAAATCATGAAACAATTTAAATTGGAGCTGCCGGGTTCGGTTCACACTATTAGGATGCCGGGCCCGACCTACAGGAGACTATTTTATGATATTGCCACCTGGAAATACGGGCGATCCCCCACAAAGGAAATGGCCGACAGACTGACCAAAAAATTGAAATGCGAACATGGAGAGGTCAAAGGGCTTATTGAAGAGAAAGCCGCGCAGCTTTTCCCCGGGAAAAAGCAAAAGTTTGCACCGACCATTTGGGCCGTATTGAGTGGGGAGGTGTGAGGTGGAATACCCCCATGGATATAAGCGAATCGCACACCCGCTGCATACCGGTGAACGAATTGAGATCGCCGGAGATGACTTCCCGGAGTACTTCCAGGTGCTCAAGAAAAAGGAAGGTTGACTATGACCCATGAATCATACAAAAGAAATGGAAAGCAGCACGTCCATATTTTAAATGAAATATGGTTAGATGAAGGCTGTTTCCGATGGTCATACTTGTTGGACGAAGAAATAGGAAAAAATGAAATGTCCTTATACGACGCGAACCAGGGAATAGGCACAAGACTCTTTTCTTGTAACCCTACCGAATTCTGGATATTGGTTTACCTTGCCTCCATTGCAAAAAAAATAAATTTTCCTGTTGACAAAAAGCCGGAATGAATGTATAATTTATAGTGTTAATATAAATTATAGGAGCTGAAATGAACAAAAAAAGAGTGATTCACCTTTCAATGGAGGGGCCAGAGCGAGCCCCCGTCTTTGATGAGATCAAATCGCTTTCGGATGCATGGGGCATTCCGCTAAACACCTGGGCCTTTAAGTGCCTCGCAGCGGGCGCCGTCGAGATGAAAGAAGAGTTTGAAATCAGGAAGGTGGCAAAGTGATAATTGAACGAATTTTAATCGTGCTCATTACCACCTGGTCTATCAATACCCTGTCCATCCTTTTCATCAGGATTGGCCGGCAGATATTGAGAAAGAATCAAAGCGAGGCCCGGCACGCCGGGTTTGCAAATTACCTGATTAACCTGGAAAGTGTCAGGAATAGGAATTTACAATAAAAAAAAGGAGAAAAAAAGTGGGTGAATTTGCAGACGAATTAAACGAGCAAATGTGGTCTAATGTTGGCATGTTTGACGAATATGGCCAGGAGGTTTGCATGAAACACAATTACCCCATTGAAAACGGTTATTATTCCTGTCATTTTTGTATAATGGAAGAAAAGAAAAAGCAATTAAATAAAAAGGAGAAAAAATAAAATGAAGAAAAAAACAAACGGCGGTTCAACCCGCCAATGGTACGAAGGTAGAAATCTGGAAAAAGGAAAACTTCCAAAAATTAAAGCTGCTATTCGCCACGGAATTGACTGACATTGAATTTTATAGGTTTGTCAGTTTGGGGAAAAAGTATAATGCCGACCCTTTTGCCGGCGAGATTTACGCGGTAAAATACGGAGACAATCCCGCTTCCGTATTTTTAGGTAGAAACTTTTTTAGAAAAAAAGCGCAGTCTCACCCACAATATAAGTTCCATATTTTCGCCAGGGTTTACGAAAACGACGAATTTGAGGATCCCATAGATGCCAACGGAAAGGTAACGATAAGCCATAAGCCAGCAAGGAAATCGGAGCGCGGAGTGCTTGAATCCGGTTACTGTCTTGTTTTCCGAAAGGATATCGAAAACCCATTTTATATAAAAGTCGATGTGGATGACTGTAACAAGGACATGAAAGGAAACCCAAAGGGCGCATTTTGGAAGTCTGCTCCAGGAGTCATGGTGGAAAAAGTAGCAGAGCAAAGAGATTTAAAGCTTGCTTTTTCGGGGGACTTTGGGGACATTTACGGACAGGATGAGCAGCCAATAGTCGAAGCCATTGCAATGGCAGAGGATTTGCCCGAAGAAAACCCTTACCCCGAAGCCCCCCCCGCGCTAAACGAGACCCAGGAGCCCCCGGTAACACCTTCGGAAGTACAGGAAAAGGAAAAGGTTGGAAAACAAGGGAAACTGTTATAATGAAAATTACAAACGTCCATAGCCTGAGAAAGATTGCCAAAAAAGAGATTTACATGGCTTCCGATTGTAAAAATGGACTCCACTTAATGATTCATACCCCGGTACCAGACATAGAAATTAATCGGGACTTTGAATTTGTTTGTAAGGAATTTTATCTGGTTCAGGCAGAGATTCTATATGCTGAGTTGAAAAGAAGTTTACCACAGGGAACCCGCGATCATCTATTTGCGTTAATGGCAATGGATAAGGCTTCGCTTTTTAAGGTGTTATAATGCCCCGCAAAATCGACATCAAAAGCACCGGATCCCCCCGGCACGGTTTCGACTCCCTGCAGTTGTGGGCATACAACAAGCTTGCGGAAGTCAATCCATCGATGGAAACGCCCGGTTTGATTTTTGATGAAAAAGAACATGCTTACACCCTTGAAAGTGTTCCCCTGGTATCTGTCACACAGATAATAAAACACTTTTTGAACCCGTACTATCCAGACGAAACCGCAAAGCTGAGAGGAATCTATGTACATCAACTTTGTGAGCAGTTTATCACAGAGGGAAACATTAATTGGACAGGGATCAAATTCGGAACCAAAGATAAGAAAGCAACCCCGGATGTTATCCCCTACATGATGGCTTTTAGGGACTGGTACAACCAACAGAGGATTGATCAGTTATACCATGAAAGTGAGATATTGTGTGAGACGCCATTGGCTTCCGCTGTGCTGGGTTTCGCTGGCAAGATTGATATAATTGTTCCAGAGCAAACCGGGATTTTCAATCTGTACCTGAAACCGGACGGGAAATTTGATTTCATCCCCCGGGACCGGGAAAAGTACTGGAACTGGAATCTGTTTTCCAGTATGTTAAATGTTTACAAATGCCAAAAACGGGAGAAAGTTATATGATTCCAAAAGCTGAAAAGATTGAAACATTGGAAGACCTGGAAAAAGCCTGCATTGATAAACGATCTACTGTTTATGTTGACAGATATGGAAAGTGGGGAACGCCGATTCCGGCAGCCGTTATATTTCGTATGCCTGCTATTGTGGTTTTAGCGAAATTTCGCCGGGGATTATGGCTTTATCAAAAAGGTGAAAAATGGAAACCATTTAAAACAAAAAAAGGAGAAAAAATTATGATTGAAGAGAAAACAAAAGAAGCGATTGACGCAATGAGTCAGTTTTCAATGGCTTCATTGTGGAGAAATGCCCCCTCGGGACATCCTTATTTCAAGGGTGAAACAGGAGAGTATTTCAAGAAGGTATTTTTTGATGAAAAGGGAGGGTTTACTCCCGAAATATCAAAAGAGATTGGATAGCGAATTAAAAAAAGGAGAAAAAAATATGAAAGAAGAAAAAACGGCTGTTTTACACAGCCAGAAATCAAGCCTTGAGACCTTCGAGGATATTGACGATTTAGTTTTAAGGATTGAAATGGAAATTTCCGAAAAGCCGGAAGTAAAAGACATTACGGAATTTTTCGCTTCAATGTATGACATGGCTGAAAAGGTGGGAATAGTGCACGCCGCTAGTTATGAGGCTGCTGGCCAGAGGCGCAGAGAAATCGCGAAAAAAATGAAGGCCCTGGAAAGTGAAATCCAAATCACACCCAAGGGGCAGACCTTCGATCTTTTTAAAAAAGGGTTGCACACTTTACACCGGAAGGTAAAAGCGATAATGGACGATCTCCAGCAGGATGGCCAGGCTGCGGATGGAATCCTCCACAGAAAGCAGAATGAATTTTTAGCCGAAAAGCAACGGCAACAAGCAGAACTTGACCGGAAGGCGGAAGAAGAGCGACTGAGAAAAGAAAGGGAATACAACAAGCGGATTGAAGCCGCAAAGAAACTGGATACAAAATTACGGTTAGAAGAGGAAAAACAGAACCTTGTAACTGTGATCCCGGACGTCACCCCTCAAAAGGTTGCCGGCGTTCGCATGGTTGACATTGTAAAGGTGGAGGTAATGGACAGACTATTGTTTATCAAAACATGTATCGAGGCTAAACCTACGCCGCTTGACGGGTTTCTTTCCATCGATGAGGTTGCTGTGGCTTCATATTGCAAGAAAATGAAGCTAAAGGGGACCGAGTTTCCAGGTATCAAAATAACCTGGTCAAAGGATGCCCAAAGGGGCAGATAATAACTTAACCGCCGGTCCCTTCGGGGGCCTGCCAAAAGGAGAAAAATCATGAGTGAATTTACACAAAAACGAAAGAGTTTCAGATCGGCTTGATAAGGGAAAAGCTTCCGCTGCTCACCGGTGAACAAAGGGAAAAGTTTAAAATTATATTTCCTGATAAAGGTCCCAGGAAACTTGAAAATTTAAGCGAAAGAGACCGGAATGCGGCATATGATCTAATAGAAAGAACTTTAAAGAAAGGAGAAAAATCATGAAAGAGCAAAAACAGGTTGAATTTAAGCATGTTTACACAAAGTCACAGCTTATCGAATTGGGCGGAGAAATTGCCAACGAACAAAAGGAAATTGAAGACCTCGAGGCTGAAAAGAAAAAGACGGTAAAATCTTACAGTGATAAAATTGAAGAACATAAATCGAACCTTTCTATTATGTGCTATGACCGCCGCCAGGGCTTTGAAATTGAGGAAGAAATTTGCGATCTAAAACTTGACCCGGTAACCAAGGAACGGATTTGGATTGGCATTGAAAGCGGAGAGGAAAGGAAACGGGAACCCTTCCAGGAGGGTGATGAACAAAAAAACCTTTTCGAGGATATGCCCCCTATCCCTAATGGCTTCCCGGAAGGCTTACAGGAAGGTGAAGCCCTTCCAAATGGCGAAACCAGGGAACCCGTTGACGGCGACGACCTGATTAACGAAAAGTACATTGCCGAAAACGAAAACCCGGTTAATTTTCCGGAAAGTGAAACCGATGAAACCGAACAGCAATAGATTGCTAATTCTGCAATGCCTTTATCCATCCAAAAAAAATAATTATCCATTACCTGGCCGGGTGTTACGGGTGCGGGCTCAGATAGGCCCGATAAAATTTCCAAGAGAAATGCGTGCATTGGAAATCCTGGGTTACGTTTCCACCCGGGGAGACGGCCTCTACCAAATCACGGAAAGAGGGAAAGCAGCCCTAATTGAAGCCAGGAAAGGCGAGGTAGAAGGCGAGGCCCGGGAGCTGTTCAAATGATTATCGGAATCGACCCAGGGCCGGAGTACAGCGCGTTGGCTTCCTTTCACCTTGCAAGGGGCCAGACCACATTTGCACCAATCACGAAGGGGGCGGAATTCGACAATAGATGGCCGAACAAAAACGTAATACAATTCCTAAAAGAACTAAGGGAGACCACCCCCATTACAATCGCCTGTGAATCTTTTGAATTCCAGGGGCGGCCACTTGGAAAAGTTGGCTTTGACACCCTTATGTGGATAGGTGAATTTCGCAGGGTTGCAAAGGACCGGGGCTTTGAGTTCCATGAATTGAGAGCGGGGGCAGACATAAAAATGAATATCTGTGGCGTAAAGAACGCTAAAAAAGCATGGGTTTCCCAGGCCCTACGGGACCGCTTCGGCGAAAAGGGAACGGTAAAGGCCCCAGGTCCGACCTTCGGGTTTGCCTCTCATTTGTGGGATGCCCTGGCTGCTACTGTAACCGCCTACGATAAGTTTTATGGAGGTAAACCATGAGCAAAGGAAAATGGGAGCTGATTAACGGCCCGGGCCGGGTGCCACCTATGGCCGGTTATGACCCAACGGAACCCCCGAAACCCTACACCAATGAGTTTAATATACATTTTCTTATTGAAGGGGTTCCAGTTTGCAAGTGGAAAACGAACCGGGTTTTTACCGAGATGAGCGTGTCACTTGGTAAGCTTCGTGTGAAACCCGGGAAGATGTGCCCGAAGTGCTTCCGGGTAAACAAATAATAGGAGGAACTATGAAAACTAAGAAATTTAGAAAGAAACTTGTTTTAAAAAAAATCACGGTTGCAAATCTCCAGGATATGGAAATGAATGGAGTCCATGGGGGATTCCATGCAACCTCGGAATACCCAAAGGGTTGCGATCAGTCTTGCGGCACAGCCAACACATGTAAGGCTGGATGCTATGAACCTACAACAGGATTAATGTTTTAAAAATTTTCCACCCCTGGGGCCGCAAGGTGAGACCTGGCTGGACTCATCCGGTCCCGGGGCGGATTAGGGAGGGGCAGCCGTGGCAGGCGGCGCCCCTTCCGATTTCAGGAGGATAAAATGGAAGAAATGATTTTGAAATATTATAATTATAATAAAAAGCGATTTTGGACAAAAAAAGCAATAGGAAAAACAAAGCTTTTGACAATTGAGACACCTGATTATGAATTTCAAATATCGGTACCAAATGGAAATGCAGACATCATTGATATTTCTGTGGCAAGTCAAAAAAGGAAAATAATTCAAAGCTTTGTTGTAACCGAAGCTTTTATGGATGAATGCGAAAATAAAATTAAAAAGGCTTGATAGGAGGATAAGGTGAAAAAGAAAACCGATGGAGAAAATGGTAATGATTACAGCGATTATCTTGCTATACTTTGTATACTTGTTTTTGTTATCATGCTACATACGTGCTCAATAAAAAAAGATGTAAGAATCATAAAAAACACTTGACAACCATTGAGAAAGTGGTAAAATAAGGGTATGAAAAAAAACGTGAATCGGGTGAATCATGAAAGAAAAAAGCAATGCATTAGTACATTACCGTGAGCGGTCCCGGGGTAAGTTCCCCCTCACCCGGTTTACTCCCCGGGCGCCGCTCTTTTATGCAATTTTACGGGAGCGTTTGATCTTCAATGGACCGTGCGCGCGGGAATTTGTCGTATCATTTACTAAGCCTGCGTTTGGTAGCAAGTTCACTGTTCAATATATGCAGGGTGGGCTTGCCGCTCCCGCTTTTTTCTTTCAAATCTATTTCCGAGGCTTAATAATGTGGATAAAATTACACCGTCAATCTATTGACAATGACTGGTTAAAAATAATCAACTCTGGACTTTTTGGACATATTGCCTTTTAAAGGCAAGCCATAAAGAACATTTACAAAAAGTTGGATTCCAGGATATACTATTAAAGCCCGGTCAATTTGTCTTTGGCAGGCGTGTCGCTTCGGATGAAACGGGCATTTCAGAGCAAAGTATAAGGACTTGCCTTAAAAGTCTAGAGCAATCCAAAAATCTAACCATCAAATCAACCAACAGATTTTCTGTGATAACCGTGATCAACTGGCACTTATACCAACGTAGGGATAGTGAAGCCAACCAGCATTCTAACCAACAACTAACCAACAACCAACCAACAACTAACCAACAACTAACCACAAACAAGAAGGGAAAGAAGGGTAAAGAAGGGAAAGAAGAAAAGATATATAATGTGAACGCTCAAAAAATAATCGGATATTTAAATGAGAAATCAGGGAAAAAATTCAAACCCACGGATTCAAATCTTACTCCAATCATTGCACGATTTAAAGACGGCCACACCTGCCAGGACTGCCTGACTGTCATCGATAGAAAATGCAGCCAATGGAAAGACACCACCATGGATAAATTTTTAAGACCGTCAACCCTCTTCAGGCCGTCAAAATTTGAAGGGTATTTAAATGAAAAACCGGTAACAAAAAATAGGAATGAAAATAATTACAGAAGCTCAAAGGCCGTTGATCCCAATATGACTCCGGAAGAAAGAAAAAGGCGTTACAGCAAGCCCGATGACACGGCGCGGCTGCTGGCAGAAATAGAAGAGGAAGAACGGAGGGAGGCGGAAAATGCTAAACCATAAGCGATGTGAAAACTGTCAAATGGACGGATGCCCCTGGATTTTAAACGATAGCGGAAATGCTGAAAAATGCGAGATTTTTGCCGATATCAAATTAAGGGAGAGGATTAGTAAAATGGTTCACGGTGATAGGTGGGAAAGGAATGGTTTAACTTTTGATGAATTCAAATATGATATCAACCCTATTCAAAGTGAAGTGAAGGTGATTCAAAAGTTTTGGAAGGTAAAAGAAGATATCATGATGCTCATTTCCAATAACGGCACCGGTAAAACCCACATCCTCCAGGGGCTTCTTTATGACTATATGAAAACTGGGCTTGATTGCAGCTATATCACGGCAAAAAAGTTGCGGCGCTGTTGGGTAACCAGGGACGCGAATTACGAATTATTCATCGGCCAGGAATTGGACCAGGTTCTACAAAATTTTTTAGATAGCCGTTTCCTTTTCATCGATGAAGTCGGAGGCGAAGGTGTAACAAAAAGCGATCATTTTGAGTCGAATTTTATTGACTTATTGAAATCCGGGTACCGGAAAATAATAATCGCCTCGAACCTTGAGCCAGAGGAAATATTCCAGGATAACCGAACCCTTTCAATATTATCTGGGTCGGTATTTATCCGCTGGGAAGGTAAGGATTATAGAGGATTGAAAAACCGTTTCCCTCTTCTGGGAGCGGATTAAATTGGAGGAGGATTCATGAAAGATTTTGGAAAATTATTGTTTGACAGAATGAAGGATGCGGAAAATTTGATAGATGCATCGGCAATAGCATTTGAGGTCCTAATGGAACAGAAAGGAGAATTTGAAAAACTTGAAATTTTCAAAACAACCCATCTCGGATTATGGGCTACCGACAGACCGGATGAAATACCGTATCATTTAAAGCCATTATTTTGGGAAATTAAGGGGGATTGAATCATGTTCAAGATTGGTGATATAATAGAAAATACAGTTATACCAATAAATCAGAACGAAAAATTAGGAGTTATTATTTGGAAATTTGAAAGGCCGGGGACATATAGGCCAGGGAAATATTACGAATTGACTAGTTTTGAAGGATATTTTTGGGAGTTACTGCAAAGTAACCAAAATCTTAAAAAGGTAGGGGAGATAGATTTGTCTTTATGGCATGAATTATCTCAAAAATCACAGGAGGGTTAAATGAGAATGAATGAAATTGATAAATATATTTTAGAATTAGAAGAATCATCTATATATGAAGTAGAAAACCGTCAGCCTAAATCTGATCGCCAAGCTACTATTCAATGCGATTTCTGCGGATGCGTTTTTACTACGGAAATAACGGGAGAATCGGCCCAGTGCCCCAAATGTCAAGGAAAAACGTTATTGAATTATGTTATAAGGAGGATTAAATGGGTATACCGGACGATTATACAGTGATAAACAAATCGAATTATTACATGGTGGGTAGAAATCTCAAAACTGATAGAAGGTATGTTTGCGAAAGATGCGATTATCAAACAATAAGAAGAAAAGACACCAAATGTCCGCGGTGTGAAAGAAAGATTATATGGTTTTGAAAGGAGGATTGAATCATGAAAATAAAAAACTTTTTAAAGAATGTGATAATTGTATCCATTGGCATAATGGTTGTTATACTGATATTTTCAATCCTAATCGGGTTGAATATGTTAAGGAGCACTAAAATGCCAGGAATAGAAAGCACAGGAAACCACGTGGCGGACGGCCAGGAACCGGAAGCCCCATTTCGTGAGATTGAGTCATTTTGGTTTGAATGCCCAAATTGTAAAAAGTGGTTGCCAATTTTTCATGAGTGCAAAAGAGGTGAAAAATGAAAGAATATGGAATAACTGTAGTAAGGACGTATGAGAAGTTCTTCATGATTGAAGCCGATACGCGGGAAGAGGCAGAAATTATTGCACTAGTAAAATCCAGCAATATGCCTTACGATGATATGTGTGGCTGGGATTATGAAGGCGATGGGGTTTCGGGAGGTGAAGGGTGAGAGATGATTTTGAGGTTTTTAAATTCGATGGGGATATCACATTATCGAAGGCGATAGAGATAGTCGAGTGGCACGGATTTAAAAAAGAGGAAACGCAAAAAAAGAAAGGTAGGATTGATTTTCTCAGTAAAGATGGATATAGATTAACGATACAAAAGCGGGACCCATATCCGATTGGAACGTTTATTAATACTTTTGTGAGTGAAATTAGCGCAATAGAATATCATAGAGGGCATAGGGATAAGGGAAGGTTTCAACGATATTGAAAAATTTAATAGATAATGGAGGTTAAGGTTGAATAAAATAGGAAAGTCCAGTATATTTGCAAAAGAATTAGGTGCTTTTTATATTTTTAATCCTGTACTCGGTTGCACGAAGTACCGGAATGGTTGCCCTTGCACCGACTGTTGGGCGGCTGCTATGTGTAAAAGGATGGCTTCGGTTTGGGCAAAAAACGAACGGGAATATTTATCCGAAAAAATTGAAATCGAGTTGTCTGGGAAATTTGACTGCTTAGATCTGGCGGTGACCGAAAAAATAGAAGTTGAATTTGCCCTAAGAACAGTCAGGGAAAGTCATTGTTTAAGCTACAATGAATTAAGGCAAAAAATCAAATCATTCCAACCCGTCTTCCTGGAATCCCTATTCGCAAAGGGATTCCCAAAAAAGCAGTCAAGTATCCTGGTGGGGTGGATGTGCGATTTAAGCACGGTGCCGGGGGAATGGGTGAACCGGATAATTGGTAGAATCAAAGAGGATAATGAAACCAGGATGGAAAACCGTACCTGGAGGGGAAGTCCGAACCCTCAAAAATTACACACCTTTTTCTTTTTAACGAAGTCACCGGAGTATTACAAGAATTTCACCTGGCCGGAAAACTGCCACCTGGGGTTTACCGCCACAAAGCAAACGGAATTCAATAAAAGATATCATGATATCTTGCCTATGACCGTAAACCGGAAAAGCCCATTTGTACCAGCCGGGAACCCTTTGATTTTCGCCATGCTTGAACCGTTAGTAGAAGAGATTAACATTGAATGGGGTAAAACGTTGGATTGGGTGGTCGTAGGCGGTGGCAAGTCTCCCCTTAATCCCGATTGGGTTAGGTCGATTCGAGACCAATGCAAGGCGGCAGGGATAAGATTCCATTTTAAATCTTGGGGTGATTGGTTGCCTTTTGGCCAAAATGACAGTTACGCATTGGTAAATTGGGGGAATCACACTCACAATGGAGATGCCCACAAAACCGGAAAAAAACTGTCAAGAAACATCCTTGACGGGATTCGACATATGCAAGGGCCGGTGGTATCGAATGATATGCATTGACTGTGGAAAAGAAATAGTAACCCCTTCATCGCGATGGCCGGAGATATGTAAGCCCTGTGCTATTATTTGGATGAAGAAGCATTTACAGGATTTACAAAATTTCAAGGCGGATATTGATAAAGTCTTAAAAGAACAGGAGGCGAATAAATGAAAATCAAAGGGTTTTCCGCTTACTACGGTGGAAAAGGAACCGCTAAAATACAAGCGATAATACAACCCCTTATCCCGGATTATCAACTTTATTGTGAACCCTTCGCTGGCGCCGCTTCGACATGGGCACACCTGGAAAATTACCGGGGAACGGTTGAAGTTTTGAACGATCAGAATAAAATGCTCATTAATTTATACAGGACTATTCAGAGCCCGTGGCTTTTCAAAAAGCTGTTGATTGAAGTCCAGGGGACACTACACAGCCAAGCGGATTTCAAACGGGCCTTAAAAATCTACCTGAACCCTAAATGGTATCATAGCCGGGTAATGAAAGCATGGGCCACATGGGCAGCCTTTAATATGTCGCATGCTGCGGATCCAAGTCCGGGGTCGGGGCTTCGGTTCGATTCTAAAGCAATACGTGCAGCCAAAAACAAAGAAGCCAATCACATCCATTCCAGCAAAAAGAATTTTTCAAAGTTGGCCAGCCGTCTGGAACGGGTAACGATTATGTGCATGGATGCCTTGGACCTAATCACGAAGGTTGATAGACCGGGGGCCTTTTTCTTTGTCGACCCACCTTATGAAAAATCAGACCAGGGGAACTTTGCCCATATGGGATGGACGCGGGAAAGGTTAATCGAATTAATGGAAGTACTCAGCAATTTACAAGGGAAATTTTTGTTGAGCTATAACCTGACGCCGGAGCTTGAAGCTGCACGGATTAAAAACGGCTGGCAATATAAAGACGTGGCTTTAAAAAACGCCATAACCATAAACGAAAACGGAAAAAAGAAAAGCTTCATCAAAAAAAGAATAGAGGCTTTTTCCTGGAATTTCCAGGAGCCGAATAGGAGATTGTTTTGAAAAACTTAAAAAAAGGAGGTGAAATGTGAATTGTGAATGGCCTGATTGCCAAAAAGAAGTAGATACAAAGACAAATTTGTGCTATGGTCACGTTATGGAAGTGATACGTTTATCATGTAAACAAGCAAGGGATATTGAAGATAATACCTTTAAAGTTGAAGGAAAGGAGATAAGATGAAATTACATTATTTTGAGCAATTGGAACCTGACCAAGATGATTGGGAATTGGGAATGGCAAAACAACAGGGATATGTTCCCGGTATGTGCCTACTGGGTGGCGCGGTTGTGATGTGTCAAATTAACAAAGGGAAAAATCCGTGCTGGGGATGTAACGGCCCCAGGGAGAAGTGCAAGGGGACACCTAAAAGAGAGGAAAGTTGAAAAGAAGGGGAAATTAAAATGAAATGTAAAACCTGTGGGAATGATATCTACATACCGGTCATCGATGAGTGCACCGGGGAAGATTTGGGAATTTGTATCAGATGTTTTTGGACGTCCTGGCCTCCATCGGAAACACAGCGTTGCAGGTGCTTAACTATACCCGAAGTTGAAAAAAAGTAAGATTAATGCTATATATAGGGGATGAAGGTAAAAAGAAATTCGGTAGACCATCGAAATACAATAAGATTGACCCGGCGATAGTAGAAATCCTCTGCAGGGTCGGTTTTACTGATAAAGAAATGTCAGCAATCCTGGGGGTTACCGAAAAAACCTGGAATAATTGGAAAAATAAGAATGCAGACTTTTTACAGTCCCTAAAAGAAAACAAGGGGATTGCCGACGGGCGGATAGAAGCTTCTCTTTTTCAACGTGCAGAAGGGTATAGTCACCCAGAAGATAAAATCTTTCTCGGAAAGGATGGGCAACCGGTTGTAGTTCACACCACAAAGCATTATCCACCTGAAACGATAGCGGCAATCTTCTGGCTAAAGAACCGGCAGCCGACCAGGTGGAGGGATCGGAAAGAATTTGAGGTAAAAGACGACGGCGACAAATTCGACCGCTTCGTTGCTGCTGTGGAAAATCGTTACACGAAAAAAGATGAATGAATGCCTTCCAGACCTGTGGCCATTGACCCCAATCCAGATACAGCTTTACAATGACCCTTCCAATGAGATATGGTGTAGTGCTGGCAGGCGTGCCCGTAAGACTATAATTTTTTCAAGAAAAGTATTGAAGTGTGCATTGAGAAAGCCGGGGATATACTTTCAGGCAGCCCCTATACACGACCAGGCAGTTAGGATATTTTGGGAAAACCCTTACAATAATCTTAAAGCAAATACGGCGCCATACTGGACCAGGCCGCCAAGCGAAAAGAATCATATCGTTTATATTCGGTCCGGTCCCGGGGGTAAACAGGAAAGCCAAATACATGTTTTTGGACTTTACCATTCGTCACGCATAGATGGGTTTCCGTGGTGGGGTGGGCACGTAACGGAGGTTGATGAATGTGATGAAATAACCTATGTACAACACATAGAGCCTGCGCTATTGGATAACGACGGCTTTCTTTTCATGGACGGAACTCCCGAATTGGGAAAAGGGTGGTATTATCGGAATTGCCTTCGTGTAAGCGGGGGCGCACTGCCGAAGAGGGACGAAAATCTAAAGGGTGCGTATGCTACGACTGAGAAATATCCATACGCATCATATTATCACTGGTTTTCCAGAGACGTCTTGTCACCCGCAAAAATTGAAGAAAAAAAACACAAGGTTGACCCCGTAATTTTCCGGGTGGAATATGAGGGGAGTTTTGAAGATATGCTTTCCGCTGCATACTACCAATTTGGGGCGCACAATCTTGACCGAACAATTTTCTACAATAAGAACCTGCCTATTGACATCGGCATGGACTTCAATGTCAATCCCATGACCGCGACTTTCTCCCACTTCATCGGGGGAGAGCTGCTCCAATTCGGGGAGGCGTTCCTACCACACAGCAATACGCCACGAATGATAAAGCATATCAAAGGCCTTTTCCCCGTCCATATGTGTACTATATTCCCGGACAGCACCGGGGGAAATGAGTCGGCAAACGCGGATTTATCTTCAATAGCACTATTGAAGAAAGCCGTATTCAAAGTGTCCGCTCCGAAAAAGAACCCGTTTCAAAAAGATCGACTTAATACGACAAATGCTGCTCTTCTTAACATGGCTGGCGAAGTTCACGTGAAAATAAATCCGGACACCTGCCCCAGGACGATTGACGGCTACAACACCACGGAGAGAAAAGAAGACGGTACAATTAATAAGGATGACCTGTCGGAAGTAGGTCATAATATCACCGATGCACACGGTTACAATATCTGCCGGCGGATGCCGATACGAAGGTCAACCGTCACCGCTCTGTAGAAAAAAAATTGAAAAAAAAGCAAAAGTGTGTATAATAATACTAGGAGGCAAAAATGTCACCTAGGAGGCAAAAATGTCAACATTTGATACGGAAGAAAGGATAAACCTTTCGATGAGTTATTATTTAAGCCGGGTAAACAAGGGCCAGGGGTTTTACGCTGTTGTTACGGACGCGGACCTGGATATCGCTGTTCCCCTTACCCTAACGTTTACCACGCCCGCGGCGCCTAGAAAGTTCTTGCGGGATGTAAGAATCGCCGCGCACAATACGAACCCGGCAACCCTCGAAGTGTTGGAAGCGCCTACAGTTACGGTTGACACGGGGTCCGACGTGACACCGCTAAA